GTGCGCACCCGTTACCACAAGGGCTTTCCGGTGCGCGAGTGGATCCGCCGCAGCGGCGTGCGCAACGAGCCGCTCGACTGCCGGGTCTACGCCTACGCGGCGCTCTGCTCGCTCAACGTGCAGTGGCAACGGCTATCGAAGCGAGTCCACGATCGTCGCGCCAAGGAAGCCGAGCCGGAAGCGCCGGCGGTTGAATCGCCGCCGCCGACCGAGATCCGCCTGCATCCCGTCAAGCCATTCAGTCGCGCCGCACCACGGCGTAGCGGCTGGGTCAAGGACTGGTAAGCGATGACCATCGAAGTACCGACCGCGGAACCGACCGAGTTCTACGCGGGGACGACGGTCGCCTGGACGCGAACGCTCAGCGACTATCCGGCGTCGACCTACACGCTCACCTACTACCTATCGTCGGCCACCGATAGCTACTCGTTCAACGCCAGCGCCTCCGGCGACGATCACGCGGTGACGTTGACGGCGGCGCTCACTGCGGCGTGGAAGGCCGGCGTCTACAAGTGGCTGTCGGTCGCGATCGACGGCGCGACCAAGTATCAGGTCGGCTCCGGCAGCGTGCGCATCCGGCCGAACTTCGCCGCCGGCAACCCGGCCGATCGGCTCTCCGAGGACGAGACGGCGCTCGCCGCCATCCGCGCCGTGCTCGCCAACCGGGCGACCAAGGATCAGGAAGCGTACACCATCGCCGGCCGCTCGCTGCAGCGCACGCCGATCAAGGACCTGCTGGCGCTGGAGAGCCACTATGCGCTGCGCGTGGCGCGTGACGCCGCCGGCACCAATGCCGCCGGCCAGCGGCGCATCTTCGTCAGGTTGGCGCGACCATGAGCACACTTCGGCAGTGGCGACGCACTCTGGCGCGCTGGATTGCACCGGCCAGCGCTGGCCGCGGTGTGCGCATGTACCACGGCGCCAAGTCGTCGCGGCTCACCGTTGGCTTTGGCACGTCCAACAGCAGCGCCGACAGCGAGCTCGTATCGAGCCTCACCACGCTGCGCGCGCGCAGCCGGCAGTTGATCCGCGACGCCGGCTACGCCAAGCGGGCGCAGACCATCGTCGTCAACAACGTCGTCGGCAGCGGCATCGGCATGCAGGCGCAGGTGATGACGACCCGCGGCACGCTCGCCGACGCCATCAACGACGCCATCGAGGAGGCGTGGATCGAGTGGGCGCGCGCCGACTCCTGCCACACCGGCGGGACGTTGGGCTTCGCCGACCTCGAGCGGGTGGCGATGGCGCAGGTGTTCACCGCCGGCGAGATCTTCATCCGCAAGCACTACCGCGCGTTCGGTGACTCGCGGGTGCCGTTCGCGCTGGAGCTGATCGAGCCGGAGCGCCTGGCCGACGAATTCTCCACCGGCGTCGAGCAGCCGCGCGATGCCACCGGCGTGGTCCGCATGGGCATCGAGTTGGACGAGTTCTACCGGCCGCTCGCCTACTGGATCCGCAACCGGCACCCGGGCGAAGTGCAGTTGCGGCCGGGCGTCACCGATCGGCTGGAGCGGGTGCCGGCGGCGCAGGTAATTCATCTGCGCGTGCTCGACCGCTGGCCGCAGACCCGCGGCGAGCCGTGGATGCACGCCGCCATACGCAAGCTCGGCGACATCGACGGCTACACCGAGGCCGAGATCGTCGCGGCGCGCGGCGCTGCCGCCTACATGGGCATCATCGAGACGCCGGAAGTCGACGCCGGCTACGAGCAACAGGACGACGGCTCGCAACAGTTGGAGCTGTCGCCGGGCATCGTCGAGAAGCTGGCACCGGGTGAGAAATTCAACCTGGTCAACCCGTCGCGGCCGAACGCGCAGGCCGATCCGTTCATCCGGCTGATGCTGCGCGAAGTGGCGGCCGGCGTCGGCGTTTCCTATGAGAGCCTGTCGCGCGACTACTCGCAGTCGAATTACTCGAGCTCGCGCCTCGCGCTGCTCGATGACCGCGACCTGTGGAAGATGCTGCAGAGCTGGTTCGTGCGCAACCTGCGCCTGCCGATTCATCGCGAATGGCTGCAGCAGGCGGTGTACGCGCGCGCGCTCGCCGCCATCCCGGTCGAGCAGTTCGCCAGCAATCGCGGCAAGTTCGAGGCGGTTCGCTTCAAGCCGCGCGGCTGGGGCTGGATCGATCCGACCAAGGAAGTCGAGGCGTACAAGGCGGCGATCAAGGCCGGCCTGACGACCCGCACCGATGTCATCGCCGCCACCGGCGGCGGCGTCGACATCGAGGACGTCGACAACACCCGGCGGCGCGAGCTCGACATGGCCGAGGCAAAGGATCTCGTCTACGACGTCGACGTGCCGGAGCCGGCGAAGGGGGCGGCGCCGGCCGCCGCGCCACCGGACAACCCGGACGACGATAGCGAAACAGAAACCGACCCGCCCGCGCGGGTCGTTTCATTTGGGAGGCGCGATGCCTGAGGACAGACTGGACATTCCGCGGTTGGCGCGTTTTCAGACCGCCGACATCGCCTTCGAGGAGCGCGCCGACAGCGCCGGCAAGCTGCGCTTCCCCGCTTCCAGCGAAGCGCCGGTCGAGCGCTATTTCGGCACCGAGGTGCTGTCGCACGTCAAGGGCGCCATCCGCACCGAGCGCATCGACAGCGGCGCCGCGCCGCTGCTGTTCAACCACGATTGGGCCGATCCGGTCGGCATGCTGGACGGCGCTCACCTCGAGGACGGCCGGCTGGTCGTCGACGCGCACCTGTTCGACACCGCGCGCGCCAGGGAGGTGGCGCAGATGGTGAAGGGCGGGCTGCGCAACGTCAGCATCGGCTACCAGTTGCACGTCGTCGAGGAGCAGAAGAAAGAGCAGCGCTTCCTCGCCACCGACTGGGAGCCGCTGGAAGTGTCCATTGTCACCGTGCCGGCCGATCCGAGTGTCGGCATCGGCCGCGAAGCAGAGCACAAGTATTCGGTGCGGATCCTCCGCGCCGAGTCCCCCGCGGCACCCGCCGCACAACCAGGAGTCCATTCTATGGACCAAAGCACCACCGCCGCGGCGGGCTCAAGCGCCGATGCAACCGTGCAGAACAACGGCACGGAAACCGAACGCCTGCGCATCAAGGGCATCACCGCGCTGTGCCGGCAGCACAAGGTCGACGAGCAGACGCGCGACCAGTGGATCGACAGCGGCAAGACCGTTGACGAGGCGGCGCAAGGCGTGCTCGACATCATCGCCGCGCGCGCCGAGCGCAATCCGGAAACGGTCGCGAAACTGGACCTCACCAGCAAGGAAGTGCAGCGCTACTCGTTGCTGCGTGCGGTCAACGCGGCGCTCGACAAGAACTGGCAAAAGGCCGGCTTCGAGGCCGAGACCTCGCGCGCCATCGCGCAGCGCCTGAACAAGGTGCCGGACGCCAACACCTTCTATGTGCCGTTCGAGGTGCAACAGCGCGAGGTGCCGATCCAGCGCCGCGACCTGCCGCCGCACCTGCAGCGCGACATGACCGTTGCCACCGCCTCGGCGGGCGGCTATCTGGTCGATACGCAAAACCTCGGCTTCATCGAGCTCTTGCGCAATCGCTCGGTCGCCTTCCGCATGGGCGTGCGGCGACTCTCCGGCCTGAACGGCAACGTCACCGTGCCGAAGCAGTCCGGCAGCGGCACTGCCTACTGGCTCGGCACCGAGGCCACGGCGATCACCGAGAGCAACCAGACCTTCACCCAGGTATCGCTCTCGCCACACACCGTCGGCGCTTACACCGAGGTCTCGCGGCTGCTCACGCTGCAGAGCTCGCCGGATGCCGAGGGCATCATCACGTCGGACCTGTCGAAGATCGTCTCGATCGCTGCCGACTTGGCGGTGCTCAACGGCTCCGGCGCCGCCGGTCAGCCGCTCGGCATCATCAACACGCCGAGCATTGGCGCCACCACGGCGACGTCCGCCGACTACGGCAAGATCCTCGACTTCCAGGCCGATGTCGCTGGCGCCAACGTCGTACCGATGAGCGGCGGCTACGTGACGACCTCGGCGGTGGCGAAGATCCTCGCCGCCAAGTCGCGCTTCAGCAACACCGACACGCCGCTCTGGGACGGCAACCTCTGGGACGCGACCATGGCCGGTTTCCGCGCCATGAGCTCCGAGCAAATGCCGACCGGGACGATGCTGTTCGGCGACTGGAGCGAGGTGGTGGTGGCCGAGTGGGGCGTGCTGGAGATCGCCGTCAATCCGGCGGCCAACTTCGCCGCCGGCATCATCGGCATCCGGGCGTTCTACAGCATGGACGTCGGCGTGCGCTACGCCGGGGCGTTTAGCTACAGCTCGAGCGTCACCGCGTAATGGCCGAGCGACCCACGCACGTTCACGTCCGCGTCCGGCGCGCCTTCATGTACGGCGGCAAGGCGCAGCCGGTCGGCGCGGTGCTGCAACTGCCGGCGACGCTCGCCGCCGAGGTCATCGCCTCGAACAAGGCCGAGCGCGCCGCGCCGCCGGCGCCATCCGTTCCCGAACCGAAGTCCGCAGATAGCGCCGCCAAGGCGGCGAGCAAAGGAGTTTGACCATGTTCCAAGGTAGCGCAGAAACCATCAGCCAAATGCTGAAGCCGGCCACCATCACCACGGCCGTCGGCACCAGCGTCGCCATCGACGTCACCACCTACGACGGCGATCTGGTGTTCATCCAGTCGATCGGCGCGCTGCCGGCCGGCACCTGCTCGTCGCGCGTGCAAACCGCGACGGCGTCGGGCGGCACTTACGCCGACGTCACCGGCGGCGGCTTCACCAACCAGACGACCGGCAGCGCCACGACGGTGTCCAGCGTCGTGCTGCCGCAGAACGCCTGCGACGCCTGGGTGCGCGTGCTCGCTGACGCCGCAACCGGCACGGTGACGGTGTCGATCGATCTGGTCGGCCGCAAGAAGTACCCCTAAGCAGTCGAGCGCCGCCGCGGGACGCCGCGGCGGCTCCACCATCACCAACGACAAGGATCGGCATGGTCTGGATCAGCAGCACGGCGGCCGCGGACGAGGCGGCCAAGGTTCGCTTCGAGACGGTGCCCTACGCGCGCGGGCACGGCATCGACGTCGGTTTGCCTGGCAAGCGCTGGCACTACGCCAACGCGATCCCGGTCGACGTGGAGTCGCCGGCCGACCTGCTGCGCCTGCGCTGGTTCGCCGAGGGCGCCTTTGACTTCGTGTTTTCGTCGTTCGCGCTGCCGGTATTCGAAAACGCCGCCGCCGCGCTCGCCGCGCTGTGGCGGCTGGTGAGTGTAGGCGGCGACCTGATCCTCTACCTGCCGCACGCCGAGCACTATCCGGCGATCGGCGAGGCCGGCTGCGACGCACGCTTCCGCCGGCTGTTCCGGCCGGAGGACGTGCTGGCGCTGATGCGCGAGCTCGCGCCCGACTGGGATCTGGTCGAGTCGCAGTCGCGCTCGCTGCTCGCCGAGGCGGCGCTGCTGCAGGTCTATCGGCGCGGCGAGCCGGGCAGCGGCCAGCGCCAGTCGTGGCAGACGCCGCTGCCGCAGAAGCGCGCCGCGGTGGTGCGTTATGGTGCCTTTGGCGATGCGCTGTGGGCGTCGTCGGTATTCCCGCAGTTGAAGACTGCCGGCTATCACCTCACCGTGTACACGCAGGAACAGGGCTACGAGGCGCTGGCGCACGATCCGCACGTCGACCGCTTCGTGATCGTGCCGCCGTCGGTGGTGTCGGCCGACGACATGATTGCCTACTGGCAATGGGAGCGGCGCAAGTACCAGCGCTGGATCAACCTGATCCACAGCGTCGAGGCAAGCATGCTCTGGGTGCCGACTGACGTGCTGTTCCACGCACCCGACGAGGTGCGCCGCTGGAAGGCGGCCGGCAATTACCTCGAGGCCGTGCACCGCTTCGCCGAGCTGCCATACGAGCCGCGGCAGCGCTTCTATCCGAGCGCCGACGACCGCGCTTGGGCGACCGCCGAGCGCGCCCAGTATGACGGGCCGGTGGTCGTGGTGAGTCCGCAGGGCAGCACTTGGCCGAAGTGGTGGCCATACACCGAGCGCTTCGCCGAGCTGATGGCGGCGCAGTGCGTCCACACCATCATCGTCGGCGACTACCGCGGCGCGGCGCCGAAACTGCCGGCTCGCTACGGGCACTTCGTCGGCCGCGGCTGGCCGATCCGGCGCGCCTTCACCTTCGCGGCGCTGGCTGATTGCGTGGTCGGCGAGGAGTCGGCGATGGTCAACGCGGTGGCGTTTGAGACGGTGCCGAAGGTGGTGCTGATGTCGCACTCGCCGGCCGCGGCGCTGACGCGCGACTGGACCAACTGCAGCGCCATCGAGCCGTCGCGGATGCCGTGCTTTCCCTGCCACCGCATCCACCAGGATCATTCGTTCTGCGTGCTGGAAAAGAAAACGCAGAGCGCCGGCTGCCAGGCGCTGATCCAGCCGGAGACGGTAGCGCAGATCGTGCTCGAGCGGCTCAACCTCGCGCAGCGGGCGGCGGCATGAGCAGCGCCTATAACGTCGCCTTCGTGCTGGCCGCCACCGACCACGGGCCGCTGATCGTCAACCGGCACGACTATCGGATGACCGGACCGGGGCAGGGCTACGGGGTCGGCTATCAACTGCTCAACGCCGGCAGCTTCGATCCGGACGAGGTATCGCTGGCGATCCGGCTGCTGCAATTGCGCCGCCAGCATCACGGCGACGGCGTGATTGCCTTCGACGTCGGCGCCAACGTCGGCGCGCACTGCGTGTCGTGGGCGCGTGCCATGCGCGGCTGGGGCAGCGTGTTCGCCGTCGAGGCGCAGGAGCGGCTCTACTACGCGCTGGCCGGCAACCTCGCGCTCGCCAACCTCGACAACGCGAGGGCGGTCTTCGCCGCCGTCGGCGGGCAGTGCGGCGTGCTGGAGGTGCCGGTGCCGGACTATCACCGGCCGGCGTCGTTCGGATCGCTCGAGTTGAAGCGCCGGCCGAACGGCGAGTACATCGGCCAGACGATCGACTACGCGCGACTGGTGCCGGTGCCGCTCACCACCATCGACTCGCTGGCCGGCGGGTTGCCGCGTGTCGACCTGATCAAGCTCGACGTCGAGGGCATGGAGGCCGAGGCGCTCGGCGCCGCCCGGGAGACGATCGCGCAGCACCGGCCGGCGTTGATGGTGGAGCTGATCAAGAGCGATGACGTCGCGCTGGTAGCGTCGATTCAGGCGCTCGGCTACGAGACCTTTCCGACCGGGCTGGGGACGGTGGCACTGCACCGCGATGATCCGGTGCTGCAGGAGTGGCGCGGATGACGGTCGAAGACGACGACGATCGGGCAGCGCTGCTCGCTGACTTCGGGGTGAGCGCGACCTGGTCGGCGGGCGGCAGCGTGGTCGGCATTTTCGATGCCGCCTACGTCGATCCGCTCGGGCTGTTCGAGGGATCTGGGCCGATGTTTACCGCGGCGGTAATCGATTTGGACGGAATCGCGCAGGAGCAGACGTTCACCATCGACGGGACCGTCTACACCGTCGTCGAGGTGCGGCCGGACGGCACCGGCATGGTACTGGTGAGGCTGCGCGCGTAAATGGCGAACCACATTCGCCGGCAGGTGCGCGATGCCTTCGCGACGTTGGTGACCGGCCTCACGACGACCGGCGGCAACGTATTCGTCAACCGCGTCGATCCGGTGGCGACCGGCGACCTGCCGGCGCTCCTGATCGCTACGCCGAGCGAGCAGGTCGAGAAGGCGTCGATCGGCATGCCGAATCCGTTCGTCCGCCGCGCCCTGACGCTCACCGTCACGGCGATGGCGCGGGCGAGCTCGACGGTGTGGAACACGCTCGACCTGATCTGCCAGGAGGTCGAGGAGGCGGTGTTTCTCGACGAGACGACGGCGACGCTGGGCGGCTTGTGCAAGGACACCGCGCTCGTCGCCACCGAGATCAGCATCAGCGGCGAAGGTGATCGGATGGTTGGCATCGCGGCGATGCAGTTCGAGATCCTGATCCACGCGCGGGAA